CCCGATGCTGACTACAAAAAGCTGTATGAATTGCAGCGGTACACCAGCAAGAAACTGTGCATCATGCTGCTTCAGTATATTGACATGCTATGTGGAATGACAAAGCATGAAGGAGTGAGCGAAGCACTAGCCCAAGCAAAAGAAGACTTGGAAAGGCTGCTGCTGGATATTTAAGGCTTCGGCCATGCTGACTGATACATCAGCGAGTCAGAGGCGTGGCCTGTAGCTTTTTCTGCCAAGCCTCGATATTCGTCAACGCACTGTCCAAATACGTCCGAGAGGGCTGCGGCGTAGTTGCGGGCGGCATCGAGGGTAGCGCTGGACAAATCGGCTCTGGCGGCAGCGAGTTGGTCGCGCAGGCTGACAGCAGCACGGCGGGCAGAATCAGCAGCAACCGCGTTATACTGCGCCCTTTTGTTTGCTTCAATGAGTGCATCGTCTTTCCTTTTCTGGTCGGTTAACGTCTTGTCCATTGCGGCTTTCACGGCCTTAGTTGTGGCCTCTGATGCTTCCTGTTTCATGCTGGCAATTTGCTCACCATAGCGCCAGGATTGCACCTTGTAAGCACCTGTAGCGGCTATGGCTGCGCCAATCAATGCGGCGGCGATATGGGTGTAGATCATGGCTTATAGCTAGGTTGCTCACGCTCTGGAATGGTAGATTCTTTCTCTACCCGCTGCATGATCTTTTCGGCTTCCTGCCGCCACTTCCATTTCTGCCGCTGTTCTACGTGTCTTGTCCTGCGCTTGGAGTGGCGTTTGAAGTTCATGCTAGAGTCCCGCCTTTCTCAATGAATTTTGCCTCAAGATCAGCAAGTTTGTTTTCATGCTGACCATACCCAGCACCCGGAAGGCTTGCCCAAATATTCTTGACCTTCTTGACCGCAATGTCAAATCGTCCAGCGTCAATGTCTTCTAGTGCTCGGCGTTCTTTGATTTGCTGTAAAGCAATGGCGTCCTGCGATGCTGGAGAAAAATTATCTAGATTCAATAATTTTTTATAAAAATCGAAGTACCTAGAAAGCAACTGATAACGACCAGCCGCAGTGGATGATAGGTTTTCGTTTATTTTGATTAGTCGCCTCGGGTGGTCAGCGTAACTATCGAACAGAATCGGTTTTGTAGGAGTAGAACCTACAATGACGTTATAACCATCATCAGAAAGTGACAGTAGTTTTTCGCCCAGTTCACTATACGCGATAGTGTCGAGGAATGCTTTACGATTCACCGTATTTTTTCTTTAGGAATTCGTTAACGTGCATGCCATGTGCCCACAACCATAATTGCCTTGTGGTATCGACGCCAATAGTCACTATAGACATTTGAGCTAGGAATGCAAGGTCGCCGGACAAAGCGCCAAGAATTACCCCGAAGCTGAACATTGCACTCAGCCCCATGATGGTAGCCAGTGTCCACGGAACATGACCTTCCATCTTTGTTGCCATGCATACGACATGAATCAACAGTGCAAGTGCAGAAAAGAAGGCCAAGAATCTCAGCCAGAAAAAATCAGGTAGCAAACTAACACCAATTGAGACTTCGTTAATCATTTCATACCCCACTTTTTCAGAACTCCATCAACAATGTCCCCTGATTTGTTTCTAATGCCTGCAATCATCCACGGCCATCCTGATGCTAGAGTTAATGCAATAACGTAAACATTAGGAGCTAATTGATTCCCCCAAGTAGACACCATTGCTTCAGACATCCAAGGAGCTACGATACCAGCCAGCATGACGCTAATACTTCCATTAATCAAGCCATCGGGCCTACTGGAAGGGGGGAGTTTAGCTCGGATGATCACGCCACCAAAAGCGCCCAGCATCCACGTCCAAGGGTCAAACCCAAGAGTCGTAGCAACATAACCCCCGACGATTCCGGTCAGGGTAGAAGCTGCAATTGAATGCTTTGATGCTATTAGCGACAAAAGCGCGATGATTATTTTTCTTCGCATTTGTTGCATGATTCACCCTTCTTTGAAAAAACCACTCGCAGAATATACAGCCAGATAAACCGCATCACAAAGAAAATTGCGCCCATCATAGCGCCTTGTTTTTGTGTGATATTAACGCCAACAAACGAGGCCACTAGAGGGATGCTGATGAACCCAAATAGAGTAACACCGGCAGAGCCTATAAATGCTTCAAGTGCTCGCATTTCTGGCCTCAAAGAATTCCGCAGTAACAATATTTCCGATTGATACTGCAATGGATGCGAATTGCGAAGGCCCGAAGATCGATGCTGAATTAATGAATGGATCGGCTACAGCCTGATTACAGAACCAGTGGTTTTTCTGTGCCCATTGAATGGGAAACGCAGTAGCGAACGCCCCCCGTGTGTCGTATGGCTCACCTTCGTGGTCTGCGAACCATTTACGGGCTTTTACAACACTCCATTTAGGCACATCGACAATAATCCAATGCTCAGGTGTCAAGGTACAGCGTTTCGTTCTCACACCGCCGTCTCTGATGCTGGCTGACCCAATGGTTACAGTCCCATCGTCATGCTCTGCAAGAATCGCCTCTACATGGGTCACGTTGGCAAACTCACCCTTTTGTACAAGGCGAGTCAACCACCAACCTAGCCTAACGCTAGGATTGTCTTTTGTGTGGCTTCCGATGTAGAGGGCGAATTTCATCCTTGATACCTGATCCACATGGAATGCGAACGGTCAAGAGTTCCCCAATTGCTGCGGGGATCAAGTCCGATAGTTGTCACGCCGCCGAAGTTGTTAGCTCCAGCAACACCCATGAATGCGCGGTGCGAACCGACAGAGCCGCGATCAACAAAAACCGCTTCAGCAGTTGTGCCGTAAAAGTCATCGCTGGTGTCGGATGATTCGTTGCCCCATTTGCCTTGACTGTTTGCCAGTGTGTCCTTGCAGACAGTCACGATCAAAGCACCAGGGCCATGCGTAGCCGTGTTGATGAATGCCCATTGGTGGTAGCGACATTCAACAGTTTGCGGCAGGCCTGTGAAGTACAGACCTGAATTGTTCTGGTCATTGTTGAATGCCTGCCATGCCGGATACTGCGAATTCGGATACCACACGACAGGCAGCGAAGCACTCGCTGGCGGGCAACCAACGCAGAGCGCAATTTCACGCTGGTGATAAAGATTCCATACGTCGCAGCGGCGATTTTGGCCGGGTGTGAATAGCGCCTGCAGCGTGCCGGCAGTTGCGCCGATGTTGATCGACCCGACCCAAGTTGCTTGATTCGCCGCAACCACAATGCCCACATCGCACGTCATGCTGGCACCGTTGACCCACAATCCATTGCGGCGAACAAGATTTCTGGACGCAAGTGTTTCATCAGGCCATGCTGGGCCAGTGCAGAGAGCAGCAGCGCCGTCAACCAGCGTCACGAACACATCGCGCTTGGTGTTTGCTGCCCATGCTGCGCCGCCACTCATCGACAGCCCGACTGTATCGAATGGGCCTGATGTGAAGCCGTAGCTACCCCAGTTCGTGCCGTCGAACAGCGGAATCTTGTCGCTCTCAAACGGCGCGTAATACAGAACCGTGCTGGTGTGGTCGGCGGTCTGCGGCATTTCAGGCGCACCGCTCACCAGGGTCAGTCGGCCACCAGGGACGGATGCGCCCATTCCAGCGGGCCCAACGGGGCCTTGTGGCCCAACGGGGCCGGTGGCACCTTTCGGTCCTGGAATTGGCGTGACTGTCAAAGTAATCGGGCCACTAGAAAGATCGTGCGTAGTCATTTAATCACCACTTTCGGCAAACAAAGAAACGGTATTTGAAGTTCGATGCAGTAGCAGCGAAAATTGCGCCCGTCGATCTATCTTGAAAGCGGAAACCGTTTGCACCATTAGCCGCCAAAACAGAATACCTATCCGTGACAGGCAAAACCGGTATAACAGCACCTCCATCCGCTATAGCAGCGTTGTGGATTATGTCGCCAACAGCGTAGTTATTGTTCGCTGTAGTAACCTCGATTTCCAGTTCTGCGTAAAGTTGAGGAATGGCCACTGAATGAACTTGGCTAAAAGATGTTGATTTAGATGGAAGAGTGGAAACCCACGGGCCGGTATACCGACCCATGATCGCAAACCATCGGATGAGTGTTGTCACGTTGCCAGAAACAGTTACAAGGCCAACAAACACGCGGTAAACAGTCGATGCGGTAGAGCCGTTACCCACCTTCATCGTCATTTCTTGAATGTTGAACGTGTTTTGCCCGTTGGTCGTGCTGTACGTTCCTCCGTTTTGATAGATCGGTTCGAGAGTGGTACTTCCGGTCGTGCAGGTCCCATCTGCTGCAATGTCTATGTATAAGTACATCGTTCCGTTTGTACTCAACCCTGTCCAGCTTGGATTTGTGATACTACCTGTTCTATCTGCCGTACCACTCGATGCTGTTAAAACTAATGTGCCTGATGCAGTTACTGCAGTACTTCCAGTACTTCCACCAAAGCTGGGCAACCCATTGCTATCAACAGGCCCAGACAGAACAGTCTGACGCACTGGAGAATAATCAGTGGAAATGATAGATCGGCCATCCGCTCTAATAATATGAACCTTAAAGGTACTTGTCGTTACAGCCTCAAAAATAAGTGCATCTCCTGCTGCCGTGGTGTAGTTTGCATCGCCATCAACATCAAAAGTAGCTCCATCAGTAATTACGGTTCCGGAAACCGGGTAAAGAATACGAACTGCACCAGCTTGCGGAGCATCTGCAATGTCAGTAATAGTTACTGCCGATCCAGTGCCATCCACAATCTTCGGCTCTGCCCACAAATCCATTGTGGTAGCGTGCATCGTTACTGAGCCACGCGCAGAATTCAGATCATCAATTACCCAATCAGTGTTTGAAGCGTTACGAAATTTTAAAATGTCGTTAGTTGTGTCAAACCACGGCATATAAGCGTAAGTAGTCGTCGGCTCGGTGGCGCTACTGTTTTGAGAAACAATAGCTGAAAGTGCATCGTTCAAATCTGCACGGAATGCAGCCCCCGCAGCATTTGCTAGAACATAATCATGTTTTGACATTTAAACCGCCTCTCGCGCTCTTGCTGTTAATGAAGAAACTTCTATCTGATGTGTAGGGAATGCGCTAGTAAGTTCTAGCTTGAATTGTAAAGCTCTACAGTTAACATCAGCAACAATAAATTGCGTCCAATCTCCCCATGTTGGAGAGCCTGAAGGATTGTCGTTTGTGGCTCTGTAATAAAGTGTTGCATCGGTGCTATTAATAACACCGCCGTCGATTGAATCAACAGAATCGAAGTCGCTCCAGATATCAACCAGATCGGAAGAGTCGTAGCTTAGAGTTTGAATATTAATATCTACTTTTCTCTGAGTAACCGACCCAAAATCCATTGAGTTATTGAACAAATAAGTGCCCATTGAGACAATCCCACCCAATGTATCAATCTCGGCCCAATCGTCAATATTTCCTACCTCATCATCAATAGTTGTTGCTCCATCGAGTTTCAAAACATTATCAACGGCAGCTAGATTTGTTTTCGTTCCAAGAAAATCAGGGTGCTCCGTAATCGTATCTGTCGTGTTGTATCCAGTTACAAGCGCCTCGGTAGCCAAGAATGAAGCTGCGGTGTTGCTATAGTTACCGCTAGAGTCTTTGAACTTTGCAAAGTAAGTGCCAGTCAGAAGCGGAAGATTGCCGTTTACCGCATCGCCGTTGAATTCCTCAAGGATGATTGAGGACTCCCAAGAACCTAGAGACGTTTCCGGTGTATGTCTTACAACTACACGACCGCCTATCTTTACATCAAGATCGCCTGTTAGATTCCATGATGCAAGCGCACGGCCAGACAATGCAATGACATTGAAATTTGTAACATCTGCTGGCTTGGCGGTAAGTCCTAGAATTTCTTTAATCGCAGTTCCTGAGTAATCGCTTACAGTAGAAAAATAAGCGTTTTCAGCCTTAACTCGGAAGTTATAGACACCGGGCGCAAGATCATCTACAAGAACCTTAGGATCAACTGTTGTAGGAAGAACTGTCCATACAGATGAACTCGTCAATTTGTATTCAAAGATATATCCAGTTGACCGAATGCTTTGGCTTTCTGAGGCTTCAATAATTGCGCGAGATTTAACGCCAGCCGAGCCACTAGTCTCGTATAGTTCCTCGCTGATAAAAGGTGTTCCAGGCGCAGCAAGATCAAATGGATTAGGAAGATCGCTATTAGGCGTAGCATCAATAACTACAGAATCAGCCAAGTCCCAAATCTCAGCCGCATCTTCTTTTAACGTCAACTCTACCGTTCCGGTATAAGCATAGGCTTTCCCTACTAAGCGGAAAACTTTATTTGTGAATCCAAAAAATGAGCTATTCAGTTGGACTCGTTGGCCGACTTTAACATCCCAACACTTCAGGCTGAACGTGCCTTTTACTGTAAAGCTATTTCGCTGATCTTCGACAAAGATACGGGCTAGATTATGGATGCGCTGCGTTTTGTCAGTGAAAGGATATTCAAGACTCACGAATAAATCAGCGCCGTCTGCGTTGCGGTATGTCGTGTTTTGATACGGTTTGAAATCCGTAGCCACATAGCCGTTTTCATCGCTGATAAACCGACCGGTAACCCCGTTGTAAATATCTGCGTCTGAAATACCAGGAGTGATACTCAAAGCTCCGACAATATCCTCTTGTTCAATAGTAAGAACTGATGATGTATAAGCACCCGCCCACATTTCCCAAGTAGTACTGTTAATGCCTCCTGCCATTGCCGAAACAAACTGAGTAATTACGCGAGATTGGTCTTGATCGCTCGATACCGTGCCATTGCATGTATATCTAGCTACATTTGATAGAGTACCAACAGTAATTAATTCATCGCAAATATCGGCGGCAGTATCAACATCGGCAGACGGAATATCTGTGATAGGCACGCCGCAGAAATCGGAGCGCAGATAATCGTAAAGGCACAATGCAGGATTATCGCTCCATGCGGTCGTATTGGTGCGCGGGTCAAATACCTTTTTGCCTTTAATCAAAACCTCAATCGAAGGGATGCCGCCTTGGAATTCCTGTTGATTCAGGTTCAGGCGAATATAGGTGTAAGTAAACCCACGGAGTACGCGGTTAGCGTCCCATTTACCGCCAACTTCGCTAATCAAAGTAGCGTCTGCCGGGTCTGATGCGCCGCCTAGATGTTTGATAACGCGAACATTTGAACCGTACTCGCTGTTTACTGCAAAGCCTGAGCCGTCAAGCGTACCCAATGCCTTGCCGGAAATATACACTTCCTCGATTGCATCTACTTCATGGGCGCAATGAACACAGATTAGATGCTGGTATTCATCGCGTGAGCCACTGGAAAAAATAGCGACTACAGCAGAACCTACTCGCGCACGTCCATAAACATAAATGTGCGGCGCTTCAGTAGTTACCGCTGTAACGGTACGATCTTTTAGGCTTGCGTTATAGGATTCAATCGCAGCGCGGCGCTGTTCTTCTTGCTGCTTTTTTAGCTCATTTGATTTATAGGCGCTGTAAACCTGAGTCGCAAATGTAAGCGCAGCAACGGCAGGGCCTGCAATAACATAGGCTATTGCTGTTACAGCTATTGTAGAAATACTAGTTAAAGCCTGACCAATAGCCTCAAAGAAACCACCCAAAAAAGCATGAGCCGATGCCGAATAAGTCAGCAGGATAATTGCGGCAAATATGGCTCGTTTCATCGCGCTTGGAATTTCTTAGACAACCATAGTTGAGGATTTGCTATCAGGTCTGTAAGGTAATCGAATCCGGTATCAGTTGGATATTTCTGTTTCTGTTGGGCAGCGTTAATACGAAATACAGGTCGGCGCTTGAGACTAAATGCGCTTGTTTCGCACTTGATATTTACGCCACCTTCGCCGTTTTCATCCACGCTGACTACAACCATGTCCATTGTACCGCGCCATACTTGAACTGGAGTGCCAACCAACTGAAAAGTATTATCTAGCGGGCACATATACAGCTTAATAGGAAGACCTCTATACTCCTCCACCGGCCCGATAGCTAGAGCTAACCATGAAGATTCAGCAGCAACAATGGTTAGATTAATACCTTTAGCCTCTGAGCCTTCTTCTTCCTGTACTTGCGAAATATTCACCAACTGACCGAATCCAGACCATGTATATCCACCCCATGTAATAGGCTGATTGAACGTGCTGATTCGCTGTGTTCCAGTTGATAGTTGAAGTTCAACGAAGTACACCACCCGCGTAACGGGCTTTTCTAGTTCGGTCTGTTGCCCTGCGCTGAGAACTGCCATTTACGGCCTCCAATCCTCAATCAGAGACAGATTAAATCCACTGGCATAGACTCCCGAGTAGTCCCATCCTGATTCTGGATTAGTCCGGCGAAACAGTGCTTTGGGTTTATCCCAGGTTACCGATGCGCCAGCCGTGAAAGCGTTTCTCAATGGCGGCTGAATACTTACAGTGATAACTCCAGAGCCGTTAGCTGTAGCGTCTCCAGTGACCATAACGACTTGTTGAGTAGCGCCAGTACCTAGACCGAGCAAATCGCCCTCTACGAGTGTTTCTGCGGCCTCTCCTGCCCCTGCATCAATAACAATCTGTACAGCACCTTGAGCAGCGTTTACATCAAGCACCATCGTGCCGCGCATAGTTCCCAAAGGGACAGGCCGCATTTTGTCCCACACAGCCAACTGATTTACTTGGCCTTCAAGTTGCATGATTAGCGACTTCCACGGGCCTGCCTCGCTATCAGGCAGGCGATCAATGGCAATATCAACCATCCACAAAGGCGCGGCCACTTCAACGGTCTGAGCGCCAAAGATTGAACGGGTTGCCAATTCATTACGCTTTTGCCTCCAAGACATAGATGACATATAAAGCGTGTCTGGCATTGTCACGACTGACATTAGATTCTCCCTTGTCTCTGGAGGCGGTCAACCAATTGATTGTTTCCGTTTTGAACTGCGGATTGAACCAATCTCATAACCTCGCCTCGATCTGTCCGGCTATCGATCTGGATAACAGGTGCATAGACTACTTGGCCTCCACCGCCTTTTGTGTGGTCTATCACTGTTTCGTTTGGATGAAGCATCGCCATGAATCCACCCTTACCATCCATGCCACCAGAACGAGAACCAGAGCCGGTAAACCCACCGCCTTCAAAACCTGCCATTTGTGCAGCTAACATAGATGTCTGTTGACTGCCGATATTTGTTCCAAATTGCATTGCAGTGCCGATATTCCCAAAAGCACTAGAGCCAAGGCTTAACAGTGATCCAAATAGATCAGACCCCCCGCCACCGCCCATCTTGTTCATTGCGCCAGTAATCAGTGCATCAGCAAGCGAAGCCGATACACGGGAAAAGATAGTGCTTGCCAAGCCTTGAGCAAAAGCCGCTGCCGGGTCTTTGCCGGACTCAAAAGCCCGTGCAAGTGCGCTTGTCAGATCACGTTTGATATCGTCTGTTAGCTTCTTTTGTTCTCGCCGCTCATCTTCAATGGCCTTAAAACGTGCGTCGCTTTCATCCATGATGCGTTGGCGCTGCATTTTAATGCGTTCGTCTTCAATCTCTTTATTAAGCCTGATTTGTTCATCAGCTTGTTCTTTTGCGGCCTGAAAATCAGCTTCTACTTGCGCGTCGATAGAATCAAACATTGCTTGATTCTTGGCATTAAAAATATTCTGCTCTGCCTCAATTAGAAGTTTTTCGCGCTCTTTGATTGCATTTTTTTCAGCAGTAGTTAGCCCTTTAGGAACGGCGCCTAAAGTAGTAGTCGTTCCTTCTTTTTTTGTTGGCGCATTAGCCCCGCCCATAACTCTAGCCTGAAATGCATCTAGCTCTGCCCTAGCTCTTACTGCATCTTCTTTTACCGCTTCGCTGATAGCTCTGAACCCTGCGAAGTCGCCACGGCCAAGTGCTGCTAATTGTGCAGCGATAGCGCCAATCTCACGCCCAACAGAAAGCATGACAAAGCCAGCATCGGAGCCAACTATTGCAAGTGTCTGGAAAAAAACAGTCGCAGCGTTATAAACGAGTTTTGAATCTGCAATCTCTTTTGCAATATCAGAGATTGCTTTAGACAGCCCCTCAGACGCGCCCGTAGCCTGCGCCGCAGAACCAACAGATTCAAGCATGACATTACTGAAAACTTGAAATGCGCCGCTAATGGTTTGAACTGATTTTGCCTCTTCGCGCAGTGTCTCTAGCGCCTTAGGTAAAACTTTAGCCATAATCTCGCTAGTGATCTTCCCATTTTGGGCCATCTCGCGAAGCGCCCCAATGGGAACCCCTAGACCATCGGCTAATGCTTTCATAAGCCTTGGAGCGGCTTCATTGACTGCGTTGAATTCCTCTCCGCGCAAGACACCGGAAGCGAATGCTTGAGAGAGTTGCAGCATGGCAGATGCTGACTCTTCAGCGGTAGCGCCACTTACTTTAAGGGCGAGAGAAACCGTCTCTGTAACGTCTGCAACTTGCTTTTGAGTTACGCCTAACTCCCTTGTTCCGTTTGTAATACGGGCAAAAAGTACTGCTGTGCTAGTCAGGCTTGATTGGGCATCGGTAGAAATTCTGCGAACATCGTCTAACGCAGCGTTGTATTCATCCTGGCTGCGAGTCGCTAGATTTAGCTGTGCTGTGAATTTTGTATATTCATCGGTCAGCTTGACGATTTTTAGACCGGCCTGAACATTGATATACGCCTTGACTACGCCAGTCAAAGACTCAAACGAAGACGTAAGAGAATCAGTAGCTTTCTCAGCACCTTTACCAGACGCAACAAGTTTATCGAGTTCGCGCTGGGCCTTTTGAATGTCGCCCGTTTGAATCGCTATTCTGAGTGCTGCTACGTCCATTTTTTACCTCAATGTATTCTAGGCAAAACGCACGATCAATCGCCCTCAGAGCGTTCAATTCAAATCGCGTTAATGATCTTCCTGTTACCCTTAACCATGCGTCTAATTCAGCATAGGGAAGCGTTCTAACCTCTTGCCTTCCCTCTGTAGCCTCACGATACAAAGCCCACAAATACATAGACTCTTTATCAACTTTCGGAGCTACTGTGTCAGGATGTTTTTTCCCTGTCGCTTTGCTGAACCTTGTCGCTAACTCAAACTTCGTTGTGCCCTTGTCATCCGGCAAGTGAACCCGCACGAACCACCGTGCATAGTCCTCTAACTGGCTGAGTCGGGCTTCGTAAAATTTGCCTTTCGCTTGATCTCAACGTCAAGCTGTTGAAAGATGAACCGCAAGCCTTCAGTCTTGAAAACCTGCAATGCATCTTTCATTGGCTTGCCGTCTTTCTCAAGCCCTTCAATGTCAACCACCATCCCGGAAACTAGCCTCATCCCAAGCTCGTCCGAATCAATCTCTTTACCTTCAACCGAAGCCGTAAGCATTTCAGTTTGCAGCTTGTCCTTGAGTTTATAAAACTCATCAGACGTAGAGCCGCGCACCTTGAACTTAATCGGAAGATCGTCACCAGTGTTAGGGTCTTTGATAGTGACCCATACACCAGAGTTAGATGCTTCGTTGACCTTGGAGAGTTCTGAAATGTCCATTAAGCCGCCGTAGAGTCGTGATAAACAATCGAAGTCTGCTCGGTAGTAGTAGAGCCGTCCACATTTTCCCCACCTGAGAAGTCAGCGGAAACGGTACGGGCCACACCATCATTAGCAGAATCAGACTTATTAATCTTCGTTGCCGGAATCTTGATACACACGAAGTCACTACCAGCAGTCGAATCTTCAAACAGGTAGATGTACAAAGGCGCAACTGTCTCAGCTTCAAAGTTCGTAAAGAAAGCGTTGCTATCAAACATGGCCGAGAACGACCCTGTAACGACCGTAGAGCCGACGAAAACGTCAGGGCTAAGATCAGTACCTACAACACTCTTAACCTCTGCGCTGTTCGTGATGTTGATTGACACATCAGACACCACAGCAGAATCTGCACCGTTGTATCGCAGCAAACCTTGAGGGCCTGCCAAGAGTGCGCCGGTAGATGCTGCAGTTTCGTTGGTGAAATATTCCGTGGTCTGCGGTTCAGAATCAATACCCAAGAAGGTAGTCCCCACCGTTGCATGACCGTTCGGAGGAATCGCAATCGACATGGAGGCCACGCGGCAATCAGTATGCCGACGCGAACTAGGAACATCAGACTGCCAATCTTCGATGGTGAAGTAATCGGCGGTATGGGAAGACTGAGGAATGGAGCATTTCTTACCGGGCAGTGCAACAGTCACTGATTCGCCAGTGAAGTTAGACATGCCAGTCGGAAGCCATGCATCATCGGCATAGTCGAGTTGAAGCGCAGCCACAGCCGTCAGACGCAGATTCACGCTGTTATTGTCAGAGTCTGTTGCACCACTGATACGTACAATATCGCCTACCTTGAAACCGTCTGTAATGAAGCTACCAGATGCGCGAGTAATCGTCCGTGCCGTGGCGTCATGGTCAAGCGACACAGCGCCTGTAGTTGCAGCGGTAGCGAAGGCAGCGCGAAGCATACCAGCCACCAAAGCATTGTGACCACCGATCTGCAATTCCTGATTAAGCGTGAAAGGAACCGATCGGGTGCCGTGACGCGGGTTCAGTCGTTGCTGAGTCGTTCGGATGGAATTGGATTCAAAAGAGTCTTTAGCCAGATTACCAGTCGCGTCCACAAAGTTATACAACTTAGCGTCTGCGCTGCCAGCAGAAAGAATAGTCCCTTTGGCGGTTTGCTTGCCAATGCGGATTTGCTGAATCGAGGTATTAGCGATGCCCATTTAAGGCTCCTTTAAATAAAGATGTTTGCCCAATAGGGAATACTCACAGGCACAACCCATCTATCCCCATCCACAAAGCCGCTGGCTATAGTTGGAGTTCCGTCGATTGTAACGGTAACTCCGCCACTTGTTAAGGTAGTTCCGCGTTTAAATTGCGTTCTTACCAATTCTGCCCGAGTTTCAGCAGAGCTAGGGCCTGCGTTTAACGGATAATGCAAAGATACTTGGAATACTCCAAGCTCACGATAGAAGCCAGTCCCAATAATCGGATTATCTGGATTTGCGCGAAGCAGGTTAGTGCGCTGAAAAGCTGTCCCGCTAGTCGGAGTAAATGCCACATTCTCATAAGCAGTTGATACCGCTGGAGACATTGCATTTAGACGCGCCTCAAGTGCTGCACGGATTGCTTTTGCGCTCATTTTGTTTCACTCCGAACAGCATTATTGACGTAGGTTTGAAACTCGCGCACCGTCAGGCGCACCATACCACCGGGTGCTTGTTTTGACCAGCCATATTCAAGCCGACGCGCATACGGAAGGTTATTTGTCATCCAAATATCTCCCTGCTTCCAGCCAGTCATTTTCCCGCTGATCTGCATTTGCGTATTGCGTCCAGACGGGTCTAGATCATTCAAAGTTCCGCTTGCAGGAGAATTAAACGAAACCTGCCAATTACCTCTAGCCCGACCTGTATCGACCGGAGTTCTGACCACGACCTGAGAGAACATATCAATTCCTACCTTTTTCACCACGGCAGCGGCGTTATTGCCTGCTTTCTTGGCGAATTTCTCAAGGTCTAGACTAAAGCTCATTGGAGCGCCACGCATTCATAAAGCGCATCCTGGGCACCGCTTGAGTGCTTTTTAACGCGCTGGATTGTCCAAGTAGTCCCGGCTGTAATCTTGTCGTTAATGTTCGGCACGAAACCTAGTTCTTCTGCGCTCACCAGAAAGATAGCGTTATTGGCTGTGTATTGACCGCTTGCAAGCTGAGTATCGTTCGGGCTGCTTTGATACGTGTGAATGCTTGTCGTTGTCTCGGTATTTGTTACAGAGCCTGTAGATGGGTCATATGTCCCCTCAGTCACCTTCGTAAACGTGGCAGTCCGTCCAAGTGCGGTTAGCAGCTTGGTTGCAAGCGGTCGAAACGTGCTATCAAGGCTCATGATGGAATTCTTTTACCTTCTTCAAAATCTTCTCGGCCATCCATGCTGTTATGAATCAACAATCCATCATCTTCCTCTGGATGGCACCAGCAATTAACACCTTCAATATGTGGCCTGTAGTCGTTGATTGGGATAATATCCGAATCATCGACAAGTAACCACATCAGACACGCTCCAGCTTACGAAACACGCCTGAACCGCTAGATTTCAGTAAGACAGAAAGCAGGTTATCAATTGCGCGATATTGCTTGTATGGCTTTGCATAGTCCTGATATTCAACCTCCATAGGGCCTAGCTTTTCGCGCTTGGTAACTCGGTCAATATCAGGAGAAAGGTCTGCACTGTTTGCTTTATAGGCAAGATCGGCGCAGGCATTCTTTACCTCAGTTGGAACCACATTGCTAGGGTAGTAGTAAGTCCCATATGCGCGATAACTTGAGGTTGGGCTTTCATAGTCGCCATCTTCTCGCTCTACATACGCACGTGGCCAGCTAAGTGACTGCGAGTCAGTAACCCTAATACCCTTCCACTTATCACGGTAGACCTGTTCCATGTAGTCTGTAGCTTTGATAAGCAGAGATTTCCTCACGCCTACAGACAATTGACCCCATGCTTCGTTATTTCTCAGAGCGTGGTAATCGTTTGCATCATCGATTGACACAAAGCTATTAGCATTTGATTTTGCCGTGCCATCTTCATAAACAAGATAATCGGCAGGGACAGCGATTGTAGGGAGGCTATTAGCCGATGCACTGCCATCTTGATTTGTCGCAGTAACTACGCAACGGATTAGATGGCCTTCATCACCAGAGTGAATCAGGTATGTATTGAGAGTAGCTCCAGTTACATCTTCCCAAGGGCGCGTCCCAGGCTCAGACTCCTGCCATTGATAGGCATAACTATCAGGGCCACCAGTCCAAGTTCCTGTAGAGCAACTAATAGTTTCGCCAACGGAAATAGTGCCTGTAATTAACGGGAGAGTGTTATTGCTAGGAATCGCCATTAGACCACCTCTAAAGACTTATGCTTGATCTGCCGCCTAACTTCCCACTCAGCCACCGTTAAAACAGTGCCGATAGGCCAGTCGTAACCACGATACAAGAAAGGCGCATTAACTCTCACTTTAACTTGGCCTTCTAATGCTTCGCCAAATATCTCTGGAACTTTGAATACTTTGCGCTTTTCACCGGGCCGATATTCATCGTATAACTTCGTCAATGGGCCTGATACTACTCTGCACTCACATTGATTGTGCTTTACGAATTTCTCATGCATTGAAATTATACGCGCCTGACCGCCGTAACAGTCAAATCCAGCAAAAATTAATGGATGCGCTCCCATTAAATAACCTACCCATGAAGCGATAACCCCGCTATTAAAAAGATATGGGTAATCAGGCCAGCGGCATATCTGGTAATCGCCCCAATGCCAAGGCGAGATAACTGGAGCATCTGAGAATTGACGAAGATAGTGCCGCATCTCTTGTTTATTTCCAGTATGGACATTATCCATGCACACGATGTAATCCACCTTGCGCCGTCTCGCGCCGTGCTCGTTAACGCTAATCCATACATCTGCCTTGACTTTTTCTAGGTCAGCATCCAATGATTTAGACCCGCCCATGATACAAATGCGCTCACCTTTATGGCGCATGATTAAATCAGATAGAGGCTTAACTGGTGCAAACTCCATTAGCAAACCTCAAACGATAACCATGTATTTTGAACATGGGAAATCTTCGCACCAGCCGCGCATAGATCGTTTAATGTCTGAGTTACTTCGACTACTGGCAAGCAATTGTCATCATGGAAAATAATGATGCCGCCCGGTCTGATAATCTGCTTTGCTAGGCGATAGTCGTTTTCTACGCCTTTACGAGAATGGTCTGCATCGATAAACACCGCGCAGACTTTGGGGAAGTTATCTGGCGTCAAATCAAACGTGCCCCTGTCTTTCAAGATCAACTCAAAACGCGGGTCATGCTTGGCAAGGATACCCGGCTCTGCGGGAATCTCTTTACGCTGCACTTGCATGATGGTTTGATAACTAGGCGGTACGTCAACCCCGATATACCGCTTGATGCTTGTAATGTTGCGAAGCGCCGCCGCTGGATTCCTGCCAGTGTTTACTCCAAACTCTACAATAATCTCAGGAGTGACTGTCTCGTAAAGATGCAAGAGACGCTCAAGCTCACCAGGGTTAAAGTACCGTGCTGGCAGTCCTGAGGTGTCGTACTTTCTCGGCTCGATCTTTAATGATGGTCGATTGCGATTCAAGGAATGCTCCGATCTTTAGCTTGGCTTGTTCAATATCAATGCGCTTGTCACAGTTATGAGTTTTTGAGAAACACTCACACGGATTAACCGGCTCAATAAAACAGTTGTAATCCCATCCGTGGCTGTATAGCCTCGCGCTCTCGTGGCCACCGAAAACGCAAACCATCGGGGCTTTTGTGGCCTGCGCCATGATAAGAGAAAACCCCGGAGAACAATAGACCAGACTTGCGTGAAAATAAAGCGCCGCCAATGTCTCAGCGTCTAACTCGCCATGATGACATTCAACATCAACACCGATAGATTCACTAACCTGCCATTCGATACCGGCTTTCAAATCAGCAATTGAGACAATAAAGAATTGATCTTTAAAACTCTTTGCAAGTTCGACATAAGCGGCTTTGTCAGGATTCCTAGACGCGCATCCATTCCATTCTGTGCGCTCGACCAATGGCCGATAAATCATAAGAGGCTTGTCAGGTTTCCATAGGTCTAGCCATTTCTTCGCCTTTGCAGTCCAATCGTGGTTTTCTAGCAGTGCGAATGGGATGCCGTGATTCCGTGGCAGTCCAGACATTGCACACATGGCTTTAAAGAACCCGCCGTGCCACTTGACCGATTGATAGTCGTAAGTGATGACTATGCGACGCTCTCTTGAATATTCTGAGATGTATTTATCCGACTCCCGCTCAATGTTTTTATTCTGCGTTCTGAGCTGGGTATTAGGCTTTACGAATTGAACATTATCAATATCGTAGAAAAAACAAGGCCAAGGGGTTTCGAGAACTACTCCCCCTTGGCTTGCATGATATTTCACGACTGCACGGGAATGGATGGTGTCACCCATCCCCATCATGCCGCGAATGAACCGCATTAAGCGGCTTGAGACAGCGTAACTACGCCAGCGGTGTGCTTCACCGAAGTGGCGGTCTTCGTCCAGTTGGAGCCGGTAGCCAGTTCAGCATCAGTCGGCGATTTAACCGTTGCATTCCAGCTATAACCCTTCAATCCAAGGCCAAAGGTGTAGTCGGCTTGCATCGTGGTCTTGATGCGCTGCGAACCGTTCGATGTGTCGATATTCGTCACCAGATCACCGGCATCATGCACCACAATACCACCAGCGGCCAGAGACAGCACCTTAACGTCATTGACAGACGTTGCGGGGCTTTCACGCAGGGCCGGAGCATCGGTCACGACTACAGCCTTACCGAGAATCTCCACCACAGTCACGTTGCCAGCCTGGAAAAGCTGCGGCGTGTTGGTCAGGTTTTGCCCGATCAGGCTATGGTAAGTCGTGCCGTCCATCACATCACAGACGATCAGTTGCGACATGTCACCGAAGAGAGCATGTGCGCTGTTGATGTCGTTGTACGTAATTGCGCGGCCAGTGTTGGTGTCGTAGGTCACAGTCGAACCCACGTTTTCCATTGCAGCGATTGCGGAAGCGATACCTGCGTTCAGCATATCCTTCATGATAGCTTCGGCCAAGTTCTGAGAGATCAGAGCAATAGCGGCGCTTTCATTGTCGCCAACCCAGGTCAATTGAGCGGGTTCCCACTCAATCGGGCCAAAGCCACCGGCCACCTTAACGGAGTTCAGTTGCAATTGGGCCAGAGCAGTGCCGGATGCGCTCGTATTGGTCGCGTAACGATCAACTCGACGCTGGGCAGCATGGAGGCTGGAAAACATAGACTTCATCATGAAGTCACCGCCGAAGCCTTCGGTCGAAAGCTGGATACCACCACGGGAAGCAGCGTTAAACTTCTCAACCATTTGAGCTACCGTTTCAATAGTAGCTTCGCGCACGTTGCGGTTGAATACAACCATATTAGTCAGAGCCATGATTCAGTCCTTAAGTTTGGGTTTCAAATTTCTCTTTGAAATATGCAGCCCGTTCTTCGGGAGTACCGTCAACTTTGCCCTTAACCGATGCGCCTTGACTTCCTTTGCTACCACCTGCACCACCGCCGCTATTTGCGGGAGCCGATACGAAGTGTTTGCCTTCGTCAGACTGCGCCCAGCTAGTGACAAATTCGGTCAAAGCCTTATCGCCTACCTTGGCAACTCGGTTTTCTCCGTCTTGAACTACCTGCACATCCTTGGCGAACATTGCTTTTGCAGCTTTGAGATACTCTGGCTTGACACCGGCTTTCGTCAGTGCTTCATTCAAACCGTTTTCTACCAATAGCTGTCGAACTGCGCTACCTTCTGCCTCTGCCTGCTTCAATGCCTTTTGAGCATCTTCGCTGGCCTTTTTGACGGCTTTGTTGGCTTCGGTTACCTTGCCTTGCAGTTCCTCGTTTTCGTCCTTGAGACGCTGATAGTCCTCAGGGTCAATTTCAGAGTTCTTGCGTAGCTTCTTAACCTCGCCTAGCAACTCGTCCCGCTTTTTTAGCAGTCCTGCCGTTGCTTCATCTACCGCTGCCTTAATAGCTTCCTTCACCGAAGGGTCGTTCAAGTCAATATCTGCCATATGTCCTCTAGACTGAATTTGGGCCTAGCCCGGAAGCCCTACCATAGATAAGGCGCTTTGTGAATTATGGAAAACCATTACTATTTTGTCAAGTAGTTGATTGATTTTAGCTATTTATAGGGTTTGTACTGATGTTTAGTTGATTTTATTTTGAGACACTTCATTAGTCAAAACACGAAAGGTAAATCATGCAAGTCAAATACGAAGCAGCAGCATATCTTCCAGGCTATGTAACTATCGAAGATGTTGCAAATGGAAAAACAATGCCGATGATTACTGAGGGACAGAGTACTTACTTTGAAAAAGAAGGCTACCCGTACATCGGTTCAGTTATAGTGACAATTGATCTTGACCCTCAAGATAAAATTGTTGCCAATCAAATCAAAGCCCTTGAAGAGCAACTTCAAACGGTGCGGGCTGAAAATCAGCAACGTGAAAACACCATCAAGGACAAAATTTCAAAACTGCAAGCTATCACAATGTCCTAATCAGCCATCTTCATAAGCTGCTCAAGAGGAAAAATATGGAACTAATACAAGCATTAAAAGAAGCCGCAGAGCAAGACGAAAAGTATTCCCAAGGCGAGGGGCGTTCAATGCTTCTTTTTGAGGCTGCTCAAAAACTTGAGGATGCAGAAGCGCTAATTCGTGAGATTGAATTTAGCGTTTCTACTTTTGAAAAAACAGGGAAAGATACGTTTGAGTGTCCTTCTTGTGGCGCATCTTCTATTTTTGGACTTGCCAGAGAGCACTCAAAAGAATGCAAAATACATTCTTTTCTAAGCTAAATTCCTAAGCTGCTCCAGCGTCAACGGTCTTCCCTGGCCGTTGACCAAATCCTGTAGCGTTATCTTGCCATCGCGCCACAATTCAGCCCGACCCGGCCCTAGCAGGTCATCAGCAAAACTCTTTGGCTTGCTTTTCAGGAAATCATCAAAACTCAGGTCTTGCGCTACCTGACCATCCATGCTTGAGCGAGTGCCTTTAGGGAATTCGTCTATGTCTAGGCCAAGTTCGCGGAATGTCTTTGTAATAGGGATTTCCGTTGACCTGCACCCCCAATGGCGCGGAATTCCTCCGTTATAGGGGAGCGTAGTTCCGTTGATAGGGTTGCCTTCCAAATCCCACGATGCTCCGCTGTAGGCAATGCAAATATCCGTTGTGCGGCCGTCCAATGTGCTGACCTGTTGGACTCCTTTAATCACATCATCATTAGCCTTATACGTGGCCCTACGCGCCTCCGCTGCCACCGTCTGCGCTGATGTACGCACCAGGGCCTCAGCGTTCCTCTTGCTAATCTGCTCAACGCTTCGCACCCGCTTTACAAGCTGTGCATTCGTCTCGCCCTGCGCCAGCCCCATGCGCATTTCATTCACGAAGCGAAACTGAAAATCACCGCTCTGGCGTTTCCACCACTCAGCCGAAGGAGCGCCCATAATCAGCGTATCCTTGGCAAGCTCACCTAGAACTTTCTCGCTAGGCATGGCAGAGATAATCTCAGCGCCAACCGCTGTATTTATCGTCTTCGCGGCCCATTCACCTTCGATTCGCGCTAGGTCTTGAAGCTCTACCGCAGTCAATCCGGTAATATCTTGATAGTATTTATCAATCAACTGCCTTATGTCTGATAGCTGTTTTGTAAGGCGGTCACGGCTGAATGTGGTCAGTTCTTTTGCGCCTGACAGCTTGGCGATAATGTCGGTTGCCGTGTCCTCTAGGAGCGAGATAACCCGATTCCGAAGCCCTGCGCTGTAGCGTTGCAGTCGGATTTGGCGGGTTACGGCGCTATCAGCTAGTTTGTCGGAGAGGTTCATTCTGCTGTGCCATTACTGGCGCGGCGTTTCCAATAGCGGCCTGCTCATCCTCTGCCGTGCTAGTCTCTGGCAGCATTTCGCCGCGCTTTAGGTTCCAGTGCAGCGATTCGTAGCTAATCGCGCCCATTTGCCAAGCGGCCACAAGCTGCTGGAGTTTGGCGGGAGACATTCCAGCGTCAACAAAGTCACTGTTCAGTTCGTGGTCAACGTCTCCCGTGATGCCCTGCCAGTCGCGCATTATCTCTAGAACGCGGGTCATGCCCTCTGATACTACCTTTGCCATAGCAGACAATACAGCGCCTTCTCCAGCATGACGTAGCCGCACGGTATCCTGAGCCTCGGCTTGCTTCTTTTCAGCGGCAAGCATACGAGAGCCAAGCGCGGCCATTTGCGCTTCTTTCTCTAGCTTCGCTTCCTTGAGTGGCGTTAGACCTTGGCCTGTAAACTCCAAGAAACTAGCCTTGGCAGTCGGATCAGTCGAAACAATCGCTCCAAAACCAATCTTTACAACGTCTTTCTCGTCAAACTGGAAGCCAGCGAGGACAGGCGTAGGAACCCCGCAAAAGTGAGCGCCGTTCTCGTAATCCGCGCTGGTGCGATAGTGGCTAAGGTTTAACTCAACAAGATCAAGCATTGGCGGCTTTTCAACCGTAAGCCCTAGCTGATTCGGGTTAAAACAAATGAATGGAATGTAATCGAGTGGCTGACCATTGCGAGTCGGCGTGATCTCAGCGAAAAGCTCCCATTCCTTCGCAGCCTCAGACTTACGATAAAGAGACTGAACATAAACACCATCGCGCAGTTCTAGGACGCGGATTTGTTCGATGCTGTTTTGCTCGTAGCCTTCCCATACTTCGATACATTCGTAAAGAGTTACAAGTACAGGTTGCAGTCGGTTATTTACTCGCGTCTCGCGCCAGTTAAGAATCTGCTCTGCTCGGTACTCTACGATGTATGGTCGGTAGTTCAATGCAGCGGCCTGGGCAAGCGTAGGCGGGCCTTCAAGGGCTTGCGGATACTCAACCAATACACCAGTGCGTCCGACCTCGATAACCTGCCTCAAGACCTCTTTGCTTTTTAGGTCGATTGACTTACCTTGTAGATCAATATCCGCAATCATGTCATCCATTGCAGCCGGAACCTCAGTCACCGGATACTTGCGATAGACCATGCCGATCAGGCCGTCAATCGTGCGAGCGGTGGCATTGAAAAAAGGTGTACGGGATTTATAGGCTTCGTATTCTTTCGCGGTTTGCCCGGAAAGCTCAGGCAGATAAGCCTTGCCTGCTTTATGTACCGCGTCCTGCCCTTCGTTGCAGTCTCGGCACTTCTTCCATTGATCTTCGCGTCGTTCCGGGTGTTTGGTGTCAATACTCATAGCTTCATCCTTTTATGGACAAGCCCACCGGACTTGCGGCCTATTCATTTTACCATTGTCATAGTATATGGCAATACTCACAATCCAAGAATCCTAACTTGGCTTGATGCCTGCTGAATCGGGAATTTGTAGGCAATAAAGTACGTCGCTGCGTCAATAACATGGTCTAGCCCTGCCGTTTTGTCAGGTTCGCCGTGTTTATCGTAGGCTTGTTTCTCAAAAGCCTCAGTTAATCCTGGGCAAGCGTCTGTATTCACCTTTAGCGCCCTAATTCCATCCCGATAGATTAGCCTGTTGGTAGCCAGCACACGGTCTTTTACCGCTGGATTGCGCGGGTTATTCAGCACTGTAAACCCATGCTGTCGCAGGATAGCTAGGTCTGATGTGCTGGCATTGGCTGATTTACGAGCGCCGCCTGATGCGTCCGGGTAAACGTAGATCGCATGTCCTTTATCCTTGTACTTTTTAAGATGCAGGCACATGGCGGGGGTGTCGAATACGTCTGTAAGCTCTGCCACAGCAACAGGGTTTTGATCGCGCAGCACCCAGCATACAGCGGCCATTTTGCCTACGTTAAAGTCCATCCCCCAGTGCAGCGCCTCGCCTTCCTTGATCGTAGCGTCTGAGTAGTTGCCATTGCGGTCAAACTCAGGATAAACGCTGCCGCTTGTCAGGTTGACGAACTCGCCTTCAAGATATGCCGACAAAAGGTTATCTGGATAGATCGCTTTCAGGCTATCAATATAGCCATCCGGCAGATTATGAGCGTTGGAGTAGGTTGACGCCTTGATGATCTGATACCCAGGCTTCGGGTTTTTTGCCCACATCTCATAGAGGAACTTAAATCCCTCAGGCGTCGATACCGTGCCGATGGTGTTTGACTTGCCGTCCGGCTTCTTTTGACGGTTACGGGCGACGATCTTGTTCCATACATCGCGGGCTTTTTCAGTCGGAAGCGTGTCCAATTCGTCCACGATGCTATCGGCCACCTCGTAGCCAATAATCCGCTCTGGCGTGTCCATCGTGCGGAAAAGCAGCTCACCGAACGGCCCGAACTTGATTGTCGCATCCGTCTTGTTCAGCGTGTACGGTAGTCCCATGTTCTCCAGCACTTCTGAGAATCGCGGGAAACCAATGGTGCGGACAAAATCGTATGTCGGCAGGTAGTAGGCCACCGACTGCCTTGGATATTGCAGCTTTAACCTGATCGCTCGATTGATAGCCGCGTGTGACTTCCCCGCACCATAACCCGCAACCATAAGCGGATACGGCTCATCAGTGCTGACAAAATCGAATTGCGGGTCAGTCAGGCTTACGCGCATCACGCACAAACGTAATGGCCGGTGGCAGCAGCGGATGATCTGGGTCACCCTCTACGCGCAAAGGCAGCAGCTTAGGATAAATCATTGTCCAGAATGCCTTTTCGTTCGCAGGGTCAGATTCGACCCAGGAGCGCATTCTTTCCGCACCACCTATGTCCTCTGCGACTTTGGCGATAATATCTTTTGCAGCCTTTCCTAGCTTGTTCTGTGAGCCTTTTGGGCGGCCCTTGCCCATATATGTTAAGTTTTCGCTCTGCAAAATAATCCCCACTCAGTAGGTGAATGGGAGTATTGTAGCATTTAGCAGGATTTGTGCCTAGTCATCAATTCTGCATGGAGTTGGGTTTTCCTCAAACCTTACAGCTTTTATTGTCTTAGCTCCGATTAGTAGTGCTTTTAAAAGTCTATGCCTGCCATCCATGATTTCGCCATCTTCATCAAGAATAATAGGCTTTTTTAGATCGGCATTGTTTACGGCCTTCATGTGCATTACGAATTCTCTGTATGTAAGATTTTCGTATTTACCCCATGTATTCATATGGTCTAAAGGGATGTCCATTACCTTTAGTGATCTTGAAAGCTCAAAAAGCCTTGGGACGCTCCAATAATGCTTTCCAAGCTGAGCCATCTGCTCATTAGGATGATGCCATTCTTTTATCTTCAAAGTCATCTCCAAAAAATCCCCCGACCCACACGGGCCAGGGGCAAGGAATAACGCGCATCAACTAGGCTAGGAGGACGCCTTGCGCGTTATCCGCATTGGCGGGGTGGCCGGTACACAGTGGTGCGTCGTTTCTACCGGTTGCTGCACCTCGCATTCACCCCATAAACTTCAATTCGCTTGTGCAATCTTAATTTGCTTTCCGCTTTTCAGTTCAAATTCATATGCTTTAGCAAGCTGCATCGGATTATCTCCTGGCCTAGCCCATAGCGTCACACTGTTGAACTTTGCTTCGATCTTGCATCCAATCCTATTTGCAAGTTCGCACATTTCCCAGGAAGCATCTTTAATGTCAGTTCCTGCAAAAAGATCAACCTTTACAACGAATGTTTTAAGCGGTTCCATTTTCGCCAATCTTAAACTGCTCTTTATCCTTGCCGACCATAAACTTCGGCAACCGGCCTCGCCCTGCCCATGTCTTGCCGCTTACAGGGTCTTTGTACTTAGGCTCCAGCTTGCGGCCTTTTAGCTTGCTTGGTTGCTTTTCAGTGGTTTGCATTCATTTCTCCGTCTTAGTTGCTTTCTCGACGTTATCCAAAACCTTGCCAAGCGCTTCAGCAGTGTATGGCTTGTCTTTATCTGTCAGTGCGCCGCCCATAGTCAGGGTATCAGCGACAAGCGCTACCGGCGTTTCAATGACTACGCCAACAACTGCTTTCGTGAGATTTTCGAGCATTCCAAACATAAGATTCCTTTTAAAGTTGATGACACGTTGCGCCACGATGGACGCTTAGAAATGAACCCGCTTTAACGGAAAGAACGTCATGTCATCAGATAGTCGGGCCGGTCGCTACTCCGGCTTGCAGATCGTGAGAATGGCCTACTCTGCTTTGTATCCAAACACATCACTTTGCGTGTCTGCTTTCCACGCCGCCGACTATCTCATGCCACTTATCTATATCTTACTCGGTATGCTCACAATGTCAAATGTTTTTTACTTGCTTGCACGGATGTATTAAACATGATTCCAAACGCCACCAGATTTAATCGAAGAAATTGTTGCAGTAGATACCCCGAACTGCTTTGCAAGTTTTACACCAACACCGCGTTTGCATGTTTTTAATTCACGTTTAATGATCGCAACTTCCTCTTCGCTTAAACGTGATTTCCCATGGCTGCTTCCGCGCGGTCTTTTTTCTGGAAATGTATTGGCTCCGTTCTTTTGTCCTGTAGGTTTTGTTCCATGAAACAGCTTATCTGCCTCATTTTCAGAAGCGGTTCCATATAACAGATTACCTGAATTATTATTTAATTTGTTTCCATCAAGATGGCGAATTTGCATTCCGAATGGTCTTTCTCCAATAAATACTTCAGCAACAATAGAATGAATGGATTTAGATTTTGTCTCTCCAGAAATTTGTAAATGAACCCTGCAATAACCTTTTTTGGTAATTTGCTGAGTCATTCTCTTTCCTCTTTTGTTATACACATTCCCAACTGAGTCAATGAAATATCCGGGAGCTGATGGTATTGGCTTTGTAAGCGCCATCTGAATTATCTGTTCGCGGCTCATGCCAGCACCTCCGGTTTTGCTGTGCATTTGGCGATAACAGAACGTATGCTTTTAATTTCTTGCGGGCGCAATGCACATTTTTCAGTTACAGCCCATTCAAGCACATCTTGCAATTCAAAAAGCAACTCATCCCGCTCCCCCTGCAATTGCTCTACCATCTTTTGTAGAGATTCAATGGCTGATTGGCTTACTTCTACTGTTTTCATTTTTAGCTCCTTACAATCATCTGCAATAACAAAATCGGCAAATCGTTGAAGATCGGCTTCACTTGCTGCCGCGACAAATTGGTCGCCAACATGAAATCCGGCGTCTCTAGCCATCTGGATTATGCTGTTTTTTCTTTCTGACATGCTCATTATTGAGCCACCTCAACCATTTCTTCTGCCTGTGCGGCAAGTTTTTCTGCGATTGCGCGCTCACGTCCAAGAGTTCTTTGTGCGTAAGCCAAAAGTGCATCACGCAAAATTTGCGCTTGTTCTGCTTTGGTTTGTTCGTATTGGTTCATTTCCATCTCCTATTCGCTGTGTTGATGGTTTAATTATAGCACCACCGGCACACTTAGCAAGCAAAAAACAAACTATTTTCTAGGTGTTTACACTAATCTTTCGGGATTGGCCAATGCTCAGGGCATTCCTGTCCTTTGCGTGGCGGCTCTACAAACCACGGGGAACGCGGCCCGGATGGTTTTGCCCATAGCAAGCGCCTGCAAGTGTCACACGGCGTCACAAGCGTACCGTCATCAGCGGATACGCCTACACATCGGGTGTTGTCGAATGGGAAATAATGCTTTTGTTCCATTTTAATCTCCAAAAATCACACCGCGCTCTGATCCGAACGCATAGACAAGCTCAAGCAAATCAGATAGCTCTTTCTTGCTCATTCGGCTAGTCGATTGTCCTAGCGCAACAAATCCAGTGCCATCCAGGTTAGGAACTACTTCCAGCTTTTTTAGGCTGGCCGTAAAAATGTGCTTCCAATCCTCTGGCGTCAGCTTCCGTCCATACCACTCTACTTGCTGGCTTACGTCGCTCAGGCTGGCCCATAGGCGGCTATTTTGCTCAAGGCTGCGTGTCGGCTCACTGATCGTCACTGCAAAGCCGTCTTGAGCCTCTTGCACAGCCTGTATGGCGCGGAGTCGGGCTTCTTGGTGAGAGAGTATGAACGTGCGTTTCATTTCAGCAGGCGCATGATTGTGACATTCAGCGCGTCTAACTCGGTCATCTTTTTAATAGCCCACATCCTGCGCTGGCCGTGGATTCCGTTTAGCTGTCCTCGATGGCAATCTGGACACAATGGGATAGAAGTAAACCACTGCCCTTGATTTATTTCATGGCACTCGCTAGGTCCATATGAATCACACAAAACGCAGCTCATTTCTTTTATTCTTGCCACATGCGCCCGCTCTGAAGCGTTCATTATTTTTTTGTTTTTGCTATGCATGAATATGTGGCCATCCATAACCATTAATAATACGTTTTGCATGACTTATAGACATGCCATATTTTTTATTAGCTTGTGTTGGAGTTAATTTATTTTTTCTGATGTCAAAAATTACTTCATTTGTAAATTTGACATTATTTGCTTTTTCTCCAACCTGCCAAGTCCCATGTTTTTTCTTGTCTTGATGGTTGTTTTTTCTTGTGTCCCATCGTAGGTTATTAAGGCTATTATTTAATCTATTTCCATCGTTATGACAAGCCTCAAACCCAACAGGCGCAGGACCACAGAAAGCCTCTAGTACTAGTTTATGAACAAAAACCTGCTTCCTTGCTTTATAACAAGTAAGATTCACAACTTCATATCCACGAGTTCCTAGAATTTTTTTAAGTTGTTTCCCGCCCCTTAAACAAAATCCACTAAAATTCTTTGTTTTTCTTTGAATTGATCGCACGTTCCCATAGTTTGAAACTTCATACAAACCTTCCCAACCGACGCAATCTTTCCACTGTTCCATAATGGCTCCTTAAGTAGTGCACCATCATACTACGTGATGCACATTAAAGCAACCGAATCTCGGCCCGGGAGCATCACAAAGACTGCACGGCAATTCCTTCACGTTAGCCAAGTGTCTGCGCTCTGCATTGTTTAGTTTATTGTTCAAAGCTCACCATGCTTTCAATTTTTACGCCAACAGCAGCGATTAACCCACCTTCTTTTGGACCTAATACCGAGTCCAGTAGTACAGGCTTGAACTGGCGATCATTGACGCCAAGCTCTTGCGCGAGGGCATCAAGCATCGGTTTCGCAGCCGCAAGAAGGTTGTCAAGGTCCCTATGTCTCTTGTCGGGGCTGAGAAATAAAAGAGATAGCGGGATATTTCCTTGCCCGTAGTCCTTAGGCCCTGCAAGTCTGATCGCCTCTTTCGTAAGCCCCGCAGCTTGTTCTTTCTGTGCATTTTTTACTCCTACAGTGCTGGTCCAGTGCTTGCCGTTTTTACGGTTAGGCGAAAGTCTTCCATCAGGGAATGGCAATCGAACGATCAGCATGTCAGTTTCCAGTCTCGTTTAGTTCGCTCTGCAATCTCTGCAAACGCTCTTTCAACTCGTTCGCAATTCCAGCAAATAAACCGCTCTTTCCTTTGTCCAGCCTCTCGGCCATTCATTCTGCGTGATCGCGGAATCCTGGGTTGCTGCTCATGGTTATAAGCCAGTCTAGCTGTTTCTCGTAGTGGTTCATTGATCAAGCTGAACCTCTGCCAACCTCATGCCCTTTGGTACAAGGCATGTCCCATCGACGCCGTAGCTGTATTTATGTGTGCCTGCAGTCCTTTGCTTTGCCACGGTTTCGTTCCGACACATCGCCTGTAGCCCCCGAAAGACTTTTTGCGTATCGCATCCGATTCGTCGCGCTACTTCTTCGGCAGTCCAGTAACCGCCTTCACTGAATAGCCAGAACCAGATATGTTTGTTGAATTCGCTTAGTGGCATTTATAGCTCGATTTCATTAATCTCTTGCGCCGCAGCACACCGAACATTCCATTCGTGATCTGTGTCGTATAGAACAAGATCATTTGCACATTTCTTTGCAGCCTCATCCCTCATGGATTCACGGCCTGCTAGCCATGCCGTATGTGCAAACTGCCATTCTCGAACTGAATCAATATCAAACTCCTTAACCCACTCTTCAAACTTATCTCGGCTCATGATTGCTTCCTTGCAAGTTCTTGATCTACCGTAGCATCTAAATCGTGCCCATCAAATTCAGCAGCCATAAAAGGCGCTCCAAAATTGAAATCTTTATAAAACCCTTCTTTACGCAACCAACGATAGCGCTCTGCATCTGCTTGCAGGCTCTCTACTTGGCTGGCTAGGTCGCGGATAATTGCAGCGGCAACAGGCTTATCATGCGCCTCCAAGATCGCCGCGCTTTTTCTAGCTTGTGCTGGTGTAACCATGTCTTTCTCCTGTTAATAGGTTGCTTAGTCGAGTCGGATGGATTCGAACCATCGGGGCCTCTAACACACCATGCTGTATAGCTTCGGATGCCGTCGCAGTGCCGTATAGCAAATCAAGCATGTAGCCACAGAAGAGGCGATGCACCAACGTGCAACCGTGCCGAACCTACAACACGCCTCAACTCGACTAAACAATCTACCTTCATGTTAAATGCTTCCTGATTTATTTCTATAGGTGATTACCCTAGCTTATTAGTCGCTGTTGTCCTCGTTTTTCCAATTCTTCTGCGCTAGGTTCTGTTTTTCCTCGCCTAATAGGACGCACAGCTTGAGGACTAAAATATTGTCGCAAAGCTTTTAGCCATGCCTTGTACGCCCATCCTTTTCGCTCTGCATATGGATAGTTCTTAGCGCACCATTTTCGCAACTCAGTTTTGCTCATTTCAGGATGCGCCTTGATCTGTTCTTGTAACCACTCAGCAGAATGATCCGTCCAAGATTTCATCACATACCCCTTGTAAGACTAGCTATCTTTTCTCTAAGCTTTGCTGGCATTCTTATTTCACACTTAGCAAAAAATCAATGTATTGGTTCATTGATTCGTCGTTTTCAACGATGCCGCTTCTATTTCTAATAACACCGTGGCGACTTGCAATACTCTCAATAATTTTTGTTGCTTCAGAAATAAAACCTTCTTCGCAATCATCAATTGGCATACATATTCGGCCAGGAATACGATAAACATCCCATCCCATTTCTGCAAAATCTTTATCTCGTTTGGCGTCCCGTTCTTTGTCTAAATGAAACATTTTTCCATCGCATTCAATCGCAACTTTAGCAACAGGATTCCCGAAGTCTGCAAAATACCTTCCAACTGGATACTGAGGATAAAACACGGCGTTTACGTTCCTGATGCGCTCCCATATGGCTAACTCAATAGGCGTCATTTCAATAATCTCATTCCACGCATACGGCGAAAAAGCCCATTCATTGCATCTGGCTGCAAGTATTTTTTCTTTCTCGTGCTCGTAAAAATACCTTATCGCGTCAAACTTCATGCTTTTTTCCTTGCTTGCGCCATATCCCATAATTCAGCAACAGTTTTAAATCCAGTTTCCTGACTACCTCCTTTTTCGGCCTTCATAACTCTAGACTTGTATGCTGTAAATTGCTCATCAGCAGACTTTAATGGTAATCCAAGCTCTTTAGCCTTTGTATCTATGCCTAATGCTGTCTCGTACCATTCTCGTGTTTCTTCGGCTTGTTTCTTTCCGCTTGCAAACTGCTTTCTAACCCATCCCCTCCACGTAGCCGACCAATCCAGCTTTACACCCTTCTGCCCGGGTATTGAATGCCAGTAATCAGAAAAGTCCTCTGCCACTCGGGCCGGGTCTAGGTCTGGCCTTGTCTGCTTGCAGTACGCGACTTCTTCGGTATTTGGTTTCCAATCTGCTGGGAGGCGACAGCCGCGCTCAATACTTGGTTTATGGTTATTGGTTATTGGTTTATGGTTATTGGTTGCTATTGGGGGGGTGTATGGGGTGGCTATAGGCAGGCTATCACCACCTTTTAACCACCTCTTAGCAGCCCCACGCTTGCCAGCCTCAGAAAACCCTTTGTAGGTCTCTATTTCTCTGTCTGCCCTTACATTTCTCCATCCTTCTTCGCACGGCTGGAAAAACTCTTTTAACACTTCTTCTACTTGCTGCTCATACTCACGCATGCCAATCTGCCTAGCGATAGCTTTGCAGTCGCCTGAGAACGGCTTTTCTGAGAGGTAATAAGCATCCAGTAGCCGACGATATGCAACGTCTTCTATTGGCGTTAAATGTCTAGTGTGACTAACATAGTCACCAATGTTGAACTGGTAGTAATGCATAACCGCCCATGCGCCCAAGTTAAGAAGCTCCGGAAGGCGTGGGTTCGCTTTTCGCTGCGCTCATGACTTCGCAGCTATCCGGGTTCTATGCGTGAATTATAGCGTAATCACCGTGCTTTGCAACCCCTAAAACGGCGCATCAGGATATTTACTCGGATCAAACTTTTCTGGCGGCAGGATAGGCTTGCCGTTGTCTGTGGGAAATGGCCAGGGGTGGCGTTGCTGTGTCATTTTTTGCTTTCAATGAAGTAAATTACTAAGGCGGCAATAAGCCATATGATGCCCATCGAGATAGCTACAACTGAGCTTGTATTGTTTGATGCTACCCAGATAGCAGACAAGATAATATATGTTCTAAACCATTCCATCATTTCACCCAGACAGTTTTTGGCACGTACTTAACCACTTTAGGCGGCTTGCCAAAGTACCGCAGGAACTTACCATCCTGGCGCTTCGTGATCGTCCAGCCTTTCTTTAATCGCATTTCACTGATGCGCTTGTGGATTGATAGACTAGGCGCAGCGCGGGCTAGTTCTACGCTTGTAGCGCCTTGTGGGCGGGTTAGCAGGGTTGCCATGCGGTCGTATTGGGTTTTCATTCAATTTTCCTCCATTCGCCTTTTACAAACTTCCAAACTCCAGGCAGTGGAAGTTCATCACTTCGAATTTGCGCCTGCCCGGAATTTCCGCATCCAGCATAGATTCCGCTGTTTTCAGCGATTCGCCATGCTGCAGGCCAGCGACCATTATTGTCATCGGAAAAAATGCTGCCTTTAATCCATGGGAATCCAATTGACGATTTGATCTTTTTTGTCTCTTTTGAAATGGAAATCAATTTAACTCCAAGCTCAAGAGATTCAATCAAAATAATCTGTGTCAAAAAATCTGGTTCGTCTCTGAATTTCATTGCTCTGTCTCCTTGAGTAAATCAACCTGATCTTGCGTCAAAATCGTAGCCGTGCATTCAGCCTTATCTACTTCGTCCATGATGTAGATACGGCCCGCTAATTTGTCCAGAAAGTCATCAGGTAAAGGCTTGCTGGTGTGGAATTCGATTAGGACTGAGTGTTTCATAATGCTTCGGCTACTAGAAGGAAAAAAGTGCGAACCTCTTCTGCTGATACACTTGCGAGGTATTCATTGCCGATATCTTTCCATTTGCAGACCTCTTCAAATGCGGTAAAAATACATTCGTCATAAGGATTTTTATCTTCGCAAGCAGACCGCCGAAGCTCCGCCTTGATTTGCTGTTTGTTCATACTTTCTCTTTTTGTGGAAGTTGAGTTAGAAGGCGCATTTCCTCTGTGCTTTCTTCGGGGGATTCGTCGGGGCGGATTGGGCGAAGGTCTTCATCTGGCACTCCAAAACGAAAACCTGTGAATGGCGATATTTCTTTGCCGCCAAATTCAACATCCCACACGTTTTCACCGTGCCTAGATACGCCGCATGCGTCGTAAATCAAAGCCGGACCACATACGTCCAATACACGGACTATGGTTCCAGCTGGAATACGCGCAGTTGTAGGCGCTTTGATGCGTATAGCCATCTCAAATGGTTTGCAGTTCATACTTCACCTCCATAAGAAAAAATAAGCGGCGCTGTGATTCCTTGCTCTCTTGCCTCTAGCTCACATGCAACCATAAGCAGGGCTAGGCGAGAAGCAGAGGCTTCCTCGGGCGTGTCGTATGCTGCTACTAATAGAGCGGCATGTTCTCGCAGCGTAATGGCGGCGGCATGTTCTGATGCGGTATGTTGGTTCATTGTGTGGCCTTTTTGATGGCGGTGTCAGATGCTTCAATTGATCTTTTCATGTCACAATTGCAGATGCCTACGCTATGGTCGCATTCTCCAAAGGCTTCAAGGCTGTCAGCAACAATACGACGCGCTTCTTTCAAAGCCTCCAGCAAATCAGGTGCGGCAGCAATTAGCTTGACGTTGGCTTCGTGCTCTTCATCGGGGCACTCACGATCTGACTGCACATAAGCATGGAATCGGTTCTTGAATAGCTCTTCGCCCTTTCTCCAGCCTGCATGCATGAGAGAATAAATCATGTTGCCGTCACGGAGCCACGGCCCCAGCGTATGTTTCGTTTCCATATCTATCTCCTTAAATAGCCTACAGAATACACACGGTTTTTATGCTTTGGAATAGGTGTTTACCCCTATGGTTTTTTGTGCAAACAGGTGCAGAATTGACGGACTGTTAACTAATGGAGAGAGTAATGAACCCTATCACTGGAGCGGATCTGTATTGCATGGCAATGGAGTCAGAGACGGCTTACAAGCTGATGCCGCAACTGTGCAAGCAACTCGGCATCCCGCTAGAGCTTGTCAAGCAGCCAGTCAACGAAGTAAAGCAGGCAAGGCGCGAGGCTTTGGCTGACCCTATTCTGGAGTAAACAATGACAACTGAAGTACCTACTGGCCTTGCGCTTTTGCGCGTACCGTTTCCCGATCATCTAATCAGCCAACTACCAAAACCTACAAAGCAACAAACGGAAGAGCTTCGAAGTGATCGAAGCGTCGGAATCCGTTGTGAAAAGTGCGGTGGATGGCACCACAAGAATACGATTCACCTTGACTACGTAGGACATGCCGCACTGACCGACCGGCTTTTGGATGCTGATCCTGCATGGTCATGGGAGCCGCTTTCAATGTCGCCTGATGGCCTACCTGTCATGGATGGATTTGGAGGAATGTGGATTAAACTTACCGTTTGCGGTGTTACGCGCCTTGGTTACGGCCATGCTGGCGATAAAGTAGGTGGCGACGCAATCAAGGAAATCATCGGGGACGCGCTCCGTAACGCTGCAATGCGCTTTGGTGCTGCACTGGATTTGTGGCATAAGGGCGACCTGCATGCAGAGGAACCGTTCGATCTGGAAAAAATCCTGCTATCAATAAAAAATGCAGCCGACTTGAAGGTGTTGAAATCCCATCATGATGCAGCTATTGCCATGCTACCTGCAAATAAACACGATCAAATCAAAGATGCAGCAAACAAACGCCGCGAAGAACTGAAAGGAAAACAATCATGACCGCTCTCTATGCGCTTACCGGACAATATCAGCAACTTGCCGAAAAACTGGCAGGCATGGATTTGGACGCACAGACAATTGCTGACACTATCGAGGCATCCGGCCTGTCCGATGAAATCACCATTAAGGCGCAGGGCATTGAAATGGTGGCCCGTAGTGCTGAAATGTTTAATGGAGCCATTGACGCTGAGATTGAGCGCCTACAAGCCCTAAAGACAAGCCGCCAAAAGATCGCCCAAGGTCTGCGCGACTATCTTAAGCTGAATATGGAATCAGTTGGCATCGAGAAAATTGAATGCCCGCTGTTCAAGATCGCCATCAAGAAAAATCCACCTGCAGTAGAGATTTTGGACGAGCAACAATTGCCACCTGAATTTTGGGTAAAGCCTGAACCTAAACCACCCGTTGCACGACCAGACAAAGCCGCTATCAAGAAAGCTATACAGGCAGGCCAGGAAGTGGCTGGAGCGAAGATTGTGCAGGGTACGCGGCTTGATATTTCTTGAAAATGAAAGGTGAACAATGAACGTCATTACCGTGGCCGGTCAACTTGGCCGAGATTCTGAATTGCGAAGCCTTCCAGATGGAACGCCTGTTCTGTCTTTTTCAGTAGCTGATAGCCAAGGGCGAGAAAAGCCGACTATCTGGTGGAATTGTGGGCTGTTCGGGAAACGCGCAGAGGCTTTGCAACAGTACCTAACCAAAGGTCAATCTGTGACAGTGACAGGCTCAGTCGCTGAACGTGAATGGACGGACAAGGAAGGTACTAAACGCAAGTCACAGGATATTCGCGTGAATGAAATTGCATTGCAAGGTGGCAAGCGCGAAGATCACCCCGCACGGCCAAGCCACGATGCAGCAAAGGCTAGGCAACTTCCTGCAAAGCCTTCTAGCGGATTTGAAGACATTGAAGATTGCCCTTTTTGACCATGCAAGCAAAACGATATGGCGAAATGGCCGACACAATCCGCGAACTCTGCGCCCGTTCAATCGGGTGCAGTCTGAGAGAGGCATCAGACGCTATAGAGCGGCCTTTCAACATCACATCCGTCTATCTGATTAACTTGGTCAAGACCGGTAGCGCATTCAAGGCTGGCGTTCATGGAGAGTACAGATATTTCAGGAATCCAGACGATGCAGCTGCACATGATGTTATTGCCAAGCAGGGGCGTATAGAGCGGCTCAAGGAAAGCGAAAAAAGGAAGAAGGAATACCAGTACAACTACGACAAAGAAAAAAGAGCCAAGAATCGCGCAGCAAAAGGCTTGCCAACATACGAGGAGGAACTAAAGATGCGCCAAGCAAAAAAGCAACCTAAAAAGCAATCCATCGACCTAACACCAAGAAAATCCGGCGTAGTTCTCTCAACTACAGAGGGTGAGCTACAAAACAAAAAAGCTCACATCGCCGCCAAGATCGTATGGCCGGATGATGTAAAAGTGCAGGTAGTGCCGGGCTATCGTGGAGATACGCGGTTTCAGTTCACGCCGGAACCTGGGTGGTGTGGGGCTATTACAGAGGATTGGATGAATCGAAGGCTGGCAGCGAGTTGCTATTAAAGTATACGTTATGAATAAATGCGAAGACAAATCAGCGTGGCACGATGGTTCTTGCTGCTGCAATTGCAAATTTCATATGCAAATCAATAAACATCCTTGGAATAATGGAGAATCAAAAGGTGCAATATCTGAGTTTTTTGGGTATGCATGTACAGCAATGACTGATGAACATCCCGCTATTTTCTTCGACAGAAATCATGGGATGTGTGAAATGCATTCGCCAAAAGACTAGGGTAAACACCTAGAAAAAAGATGTTGCAATGCTTGCCTTCTGTTCCCGCGGCACTATAATTGAACCATCGCAACACGAAATAGGAGAGAGAAATGAAAGCAAGATACGAATGGAAGCGCATCACAGAAGATGGGCTGCTTAAAGAGCCGTCAGAAGCAGGCCCGCGCTATGACCGAAGCAATGTAAATGCTTATGGTGGATTTGAGACTGAAGAAGATGCTGTGAAAGCATATGAAGAATTTGCTGCAACTAACCAATATGGTGTTGATTACGAACTTGTTTTGGTAAAAATCTACTCAAGAGGCTAAAAATGACTATCAGCACCACAGAAAAGCCGCTTACAAAGTACGAGGAAATGCGTATGGAATCTCACTCTTTTTTTGAGATTTCGCTTGTCATCGGAGAGGTATCCGTTGCCTTTGATGACGGCGAACTATCTGATGTTGTCGCCTGCAACTACGAGGACATCGCTTCCCTGATCGCAGACAAAAACGCGGAAGCCATCGGCAACTACATCATGGCACTGCGCCGCCAGCGTATTGCTGATATTGCAAGCATTAAGCTGTACGGCAAGACAGGGTTTATTCGTGGAAGTGAGGTAAGTGTATGAGCACAGAAAACACAGCAGGCGGCCCTGCATTTCCTAGCTATGGATCAATGGGTGAAGTTGCGCATGAAGGTATGACGCTGCGTGACTACTTTGCAGCAAAAGCGATGCAGGGACTATTTGCACAGAGCATGGGAACCGCACTCGGAAGCGACCCAAAATATGCCGCAGAATATGCCTATGCAACAGCAGACGCCATGCTGAAATGGAGGAGTCAATGAATCTCAGAAGTAGCAGCTATACAGGCCGCTCGGCACGTTCTCTGAACGAGGCTTTCGGGCCTTACACAAGCCGAGAATTCACAGAGCCACGCGAATACTCTGGCGCATGGTGGTTTGCAATGGCTTTGATTGCTATTGTTGGCGGTGTTTTGATTTGGGGGGCGAAATGAACCAAGACCAACAACTGCGCGAGGCGCTTGCAATCATCGAGAAGTATGGCATGAAGGACGATGTGATCTACCGTGAGATTGCAGCCCTATCCGCTAAAGAGACAGAACCGAAAAAGTGCGACGAGTGTCATGGCACGGGAAGGGTTGAGGAATCACACAGAGTAGATAACTCGGGGCGCACAGTTGCAGCATTTGGCTGTTGCGATTCCTGCGGAGGGACTGGAGAAGCCCTCACAGCCACCCAGCAGGCAGCGCAGAAGCGGGTGTTTGCAAAGCATCAACCGTGCGGCTGTGTTGTATGCACTTGCGAAGATGATGAACGATGTCACGGGTGTGGCGCAAGGAATTGTGGGGGTCATGCCGTAGGCGAGTTCCCAAATCCGGTTTATGCCGATCAACCCCAGCAAGCAGTGCCGAGCCAGGGGGCGGGGGAGTTGCCGCCACTGCCAGATCCGTTGGACGCTGTTCTTGTAGGATGGCGTAATCAGACAGAAATGCTGACGCCTCGTGACGACTATTACAACGCCGATCAAATGCGCGACTACGCACGCGCCGCCCTACTGGAAGCATCTGAGCAGCGGGAGCAGCCGATTGCTTGGATGTGGCAGCACGATGAAACCGGACGAACCGGCTTTGTTGAAACATCGCAACTCAACGTGTGGGAACAACTGAATCCACGCCTCAAGATTGTCGCTCCGCTCTACACCACCCCACCCACGCCGCCCGCTGGGGTGCCGGATGAGGAGAAAAAATGAGTGCAAAGACCGCATGG